GCAATGGTATTCGTTTGGCGTGCCATATTTTTCCTTAATTTGACCTATTTATTACTTATTCTAGCCGGTCTATTAAATTATTTATCCCGCACTTACCGTAGATGATCCAGAAGCAGTATGTCCGCATGTTGCAGAATCTCCTGCTCTACAAACAAATATCCCATTTGCCCTAACTGTGCTACTATGTCCAGACATCGTAGCGGCTATATGCACTGATGGACCATGGCTTACAATCGATGCACCCGTCACAGCAACTGAGCTTCCGTTCACGCGAACAGCAGGCGCTAGGTTTCCAATTATAGTTCCTCCTGCTGTATCCACTCCGACTCTACTTATTCCGGGCATTATATGTCCTTTAATTCAAATCTATTGTGCTGCCAACTATCTTCGTTGCTCCGCCTGAAGAATGTGTAACATTTCCAGAAGTTATGCATTGAGAATCACCACTAACTTGATGCGATCTTGATCCAAGAATTTCCTCGGTATCGTTTCCGATTATTTTTGTTTTCATATTACCATGAACTTTTAAATTATAATCTCCAGAAACTTCCTGTATCATATCACCCTTAACGTATAATCTAGCGTCGCCAGAAATTGTGATGTTACATTTTCCGGAAATTAAAACACTCTTATCCTTAACACACACTTCAAAATCATCACCAATGATTTTCGTTACCCTATCTCCTGTATTTTGTATCTCACAAAAAGTTCCAGTTTTATGATAGATATGAATTCTTTCATTATCTACTGTATCGTCGATTTCAATTGCGTGACCAGATTCAGTTTGTGTAACATGATTTTTGGGGTATACAGGATCTTTTCCATTTCTAGGAAGTGGTTCAGTCCATGTTTTAAATTCATTTTCTGTAACATATCTTGCAGTAGGAACATCTTTAACTCTATTCGCTTCTTTATCTTTTGTTATCTTATCTTCAATAAATCTAGTATAAGCTAAATTTGGAGTATCTGGAAATCCTGGATTGGTTGGATAAATTCCGTCTGGATCAGAATATCCGCCCTGATCGGATCCATCTGGGATCCCATGTAATGATCCCATAACTACAGGTTGCTGTGCATTTTCTCCGTCTAGAAAAAAACCCATCACATAAGAACCATTCAGTAATCCAGTTCCAGAACGACCAATGCTGCTTGTTGATGCAGAAGTAACAGGCATCAAAACTTGTGCCCACGGTAAATTTTTAACAGGAAGTTCGTCTATATTGTCAGAATGCCATCCTACACATCTAATCCTAACTCTTCCGCAATTTAGAGGATCATTTATGTCTTGAACAATTCCTATAAACCATATAAATCCTTCTGCGCCAATCCAATTTTCTTTTGCTGTCATTATATGTCCTCAGTCACAGGTTGGGCTAGTTGCGTATCTTTAACGCATTCCATCAAAGTCACATATTTGTGTGTCGCATTAACTCTATGAACTACAGCTGTTATTAAATATTTTCCACTGGTTGAATCATTGGTTTTTCTTTGTCCTTTTGTTGTGACGCTCACTTCTGGAAAAATTAAATTTACTGTGTCTCCCGCATGAAGTCTAGGATTTCCATGAACCATAACATTCATTTTTTGCATCAATAGTTGTTCTGTAGCTGCAGTTTCTATGGCTTCAAAATCTTGCATTCGTCTAAAGGACTGTTCCATTTCTGGCTGAAATTCTTTAACATAATCTAACTGCGATACTTTAGAATTTGTCGTTACGAAGGATTCACGCATTGGTGAAGATGTAAATTTTTTAATACTTTCCTTTGTCAGTGAAGGATTGTCAGTTTTCAAATTATTAACTGATTTGAAGTCCTTAGAATAATCGTAAGATTTCGAAAAGAAAGATTTAGCTAACACATCTAGAGTTTTTGTTATTCCAGAATAGGTACCCTTTTGAGCTGATTGTAGTAGATTAAAATCACTGACATTTTCTACAGCTATAATTTTTTGATAGTCTTTGAAATTTTGTAAATCACTTTTTTCTTGTAGACCATTAACTTCTTCGATATAGATATATGTGTCGGTTGGTTTTTTTTCGAAAAGCAGTTGTAGAGTAATAAAGTGATATCCTTTATCCGTTTCGAAAAAAACGAAATTTGAAGAAATATTTTTAGCAGATTTTGCTTCAGAACACATAATGTTCATAGCACGAAATGGATTCACGGAAGGAAACACGTGATTGAAAACTCCCTCTGTTTCCTCGACAGTAACAAGTTCCTTATCCGAAACTTTAGAAATATTATTTTCAAATATGTTTTGAACTGTTTCATGAACAGTAAACTCATTGGTCCCCTCTCGAACCAATCTATCAAACGCTTCATTGGTTAGAAGTTCTTCTGTTGTTGAGAATAATGTATATGCCAAAGTTTTTTCATTGTAATAAAAAGTCTCAGACGTTTTGTATACTTGGAGTTGCGTTTTAATTTCTGCAATATCCTCATCATCCCCCTGCGCGCGAAGCCTTAATTTTAAAACTTCACCACCAGCAATTGGAAGAGATTCTTGCAAGGATATTGCATCAACTAGCAAAATAGAACACGATATCGCTGGAGAAAAAATATCCTCATAATAACTCAATTCAGCAACGATATTAGAAATATTTTCTGTTTGCGACCCATCAGTATTTGTTAATGTAAGTTCAGGAAAATCTACTAATCCTGGTGTATATGATTTTTCCATTATTATTTAAATATTCTTCTATGACTATCCACAACAAGACCTATGAATCTTTCATCCAAAATTTTAATATTGCGACGAGTTTCATTCAGCTCACTCTCATAAGTATAATTATCAACGATCCTAGAATTAGAAACATCTTGTGAGTATGTTATATAATCTACAACCACAGTTCTTTTTGGAATAACAGTTCCGTCTGTATTATACGTTATATCTTGAATGGTTTTTTCATAATGATGAGTGACAGATTGAGCCGCAGAAACACTACCGTATTTTTTTCTAATATAGCTCGAAAAATTTTCATAGGAAAGGGGCCAAAGAAAATATGGATCGTGAATCTCATTAGTTAATAAAATAACCCAATCCAATGTCTCATCTCCATAATACTTATCTGCAATAATATCTGGGCGATCGCCATCTTTTATTTCATAGTCGAAATAAATTGCTGCGTTATTTTTCAGAATAGTATTGAGGGTAAATCTTCTTGTAATATCTGTAACAGCCATTATAGAAGTTATACCTGGAATGCTATATTCAATCGCAGGAAATGGTTTGAAATAATGTGCCATTAAAATGCCCCCTGACCAGCGGCTTCATCCTTCGAAAGATACGGATCTCCGATAATTTTCTTTGTAATAATTTCAATTTCTTGAAATTCTAAGCCCATTACAACTTCCATTGGAGCTGGGTCTTGTCCATTAGATCTAGCATATGCTGGGTAGTTTGAAGGTTGATAATTCACTGTCATTCCTTTCAAAACGCAAGGTCTGTAATCATTAACAGTGTATTTTCCATGAGCAAGATCTATTCTAAAAAACTCTGGTGTTGAAAAGAAATGATTTCCAGCAGATACATTACTTCCGCCAATATTCGTACCAGCATAGCCTGGATGCATATGATATTTGAATAAATGTATGATTTGACGTATTGTGGTGCTTTCTGTTGCCGTTATCGGAGACAATTTAAAATTAAAACTATGTGATCTAAAATCTGTTCCTTCAAAAAGTGTGGCTTTGTGTGGATTTCTGGCTACACCAAACGCGTTCAGCCCTGCTTTAACTGTTTCCCCACCCGCTCCCGCCACCTGATTCAATACTGCACCACCAACTCCTAAAACCGCTGATGAAAATTTTTCCAATCCAGATATTTTTTTAATAGCTTCGACCTGTGCTGCAGTCTGCTCTTTCGTTTTATCCATGATTTCCGCGAAAGATCCGCCAGCAGATTCAACTGCGTCAAGGACCCCTGCGACTATTCCACCAAGATCAGGGGTAGCGTATCCTGCATTATAACTGACTTGCAATTCTTGGGTCATCGGAAGAACTATAGTAGCGATTTGTTTTTCCTTATCCGCCGAATCACGACTTTCTCTTTTTGTATCAAAAATCGTAAACATAATATGATGCTCGAGATAAGTTTTATCTTCTGGAAATTGTAGGACAACTGTTCCTCCAGTTCTATCTAATTTTGCAAGAGGATGGAAAGATCTATTCATCATTCTTATTTTCCTTATAGAATATCCTCTATTTATACCCATAAATATAGGATGCCTACACGAAAAGGATTATATAAACCACAATTTCCTCAAAAATATAGAGGAAATCCATGTAATATTGTATTTCGTTCGTCTTGGGAATACAAACTTATGAAGTATTTCGATCTAAGTGATAACATAGTGGAGTGGCAATCTGAAGAATTGTGGATCCCATATCGCTCTCCCATAGACGGCAGAGTTCATAGATATTTTCCAGACTTTTTAATACGTGTTGTAGATAAGAATGGAAATAAAACGACAAAAGTTATAGAAGTAAAACCCAAAAAACAAACATTACCTCCTACTCAAAAAACGAAAGGTTCAAAACCTACGAAAAGATATGTGACGGAGGTCATGACTTACGGAATAAATACATCAAAATGGAAAGCTGCTAAAGAATATTGCGGCGATAGAAAATGGGAATTTTTAATATTCACTGAAAAAGAATTAGGATTAGTATAAATGGCTGAATTTGAAAAAGCTCTTTCAACGTCAAATCCTACCAAACTGGACGAAGCATCCAGTTGGCTTAAAACGGTGGCATCTAAAACAACCATGGCTCCGCAAAGATTAATCAATGCAGATCGAACAAGACTCACAAATATCCCGCTTGTTGGGAGAATGTATCTTTTCAATTACGATCCAAAGTATAAAAAAGAGCTTCCATATTACGATAGATTCCCTCTAATATTCCCATTCCTTCCCGCGAAAACAAGTGGGACTGCTGGATCCGGACCTGGGTTTTATGGAATAAATCTACACTATCTTCCACCATTGCTTAGAGCGAAATTGATGGATGCGTTATTTACTACAGTAACAAATAATAAGATGGATGAAACGACAAGATTGAAAATATCCTATAATATTTTAAGTCAATCTTCAAAAATGAAATACTTTAAACCGTGCGTGAAACATTATTTACTTGGACATATGCGTTCTAAATTTTTTATGATCAACGCGAACGAATGGAAAACTGCTTTGATACTTCCGCTTCAACGATTTGCCAAAGCTCCCGAATCTAGAATTTATAGCGAAAGCATAGCAAGGATCTAATATGCCATTTGGAGTAAATCAATTTTCCGCCGAAATTGCAAAAACCGGCGTTGCTAGAACATCAAACTTTCTTGTAGAGATAGGCGCTCCTGGAAACTTATTAAACGAAGTTTCTAGATCAATGCCATTACGAATTGAACAAGTCAGCATACCATCCAGAACTCTAACTACATTTGCTCAAAACTACTATGGTCCTCCTAGAGAAATTCCATATAGATACACTTCATCGCCAGTATCGTTGACGATATTGTTAAGCGAGGACATGCGCGAGCGCGAGTTTTTTATGCAATGGCAGGATTTGTTTGTTGGTACACGTAGAGTAAAACAAACCAATCCAACTGCAATATACGATTGTGGCTACTTTAAAGAATGTGTTGGTTCAGTTACAATTAAGCAATACGGTGAATCTCCATCTTCACAGGGTAGAAATTCGAGCTCGTCTCTTCTCGGTGACATAAAAGATGTCGCGGATGCGTTCGGAATTAATAGCTCTGCAATATTAAATCCATTTGGGTTCGATGTTTTCGGAATATCGGGACAAGAAAATTTAAATTTAAAACATCTGTATACAATAGAATTAGTCGAAGCGTATCCGATAACTGTTAACGAAGTTCAGATGAATTGGGGAGATGATTCATTTGCAAAATTACAAGTGGAAATGAGATATACATATGTAACTGAAGACCATCCGAAGAGTGATATCGCTGGAGCTGTTGGTAAGTCATTCTTGAGACAAGGAATAGAAGCGTTTCAAAAATTCTCACCAATATTTTCTCTTGTCAGATCACAGGGAATAGGTGGTGCAATAAGAAGCACGATATCATCAACAGGACAAAATGTTGTAAACTCAGGAAACGCTCTAAGAAACATTTTACCATTTTAACATGTGGAGGTAGTATATGGCTTTACCAAAAATTGCGACACCAAAATTTTTTGCAACGGTACCATCAACGAAGAAAAAAATATCATTTAGACCTTTCATTGTAAAGGAAGAGAAAGTTTTACTTCTTGCTTCCGAAAGCAATGATGAAGAACAGATGATTGTAACTATTCGAGATATTTTAAATTCGTGTGTTCTCGAAGATGGATTCGATGCAAATGTGATTCCGTATTTTGATTTCGAATATTTATTTTTGAACGTTCGCGCGAAGTCGATAGGGGAAAAAATACAATTAGAATATCGTCATCGTGGCGGAGTTAATTACAAAGACGAAAAGTGTGATGTTGTAACTCCAGTTGAAATAGATGTAGAATCTATTCAAGTTAAGAGTGAAGATTCACATACTAACAAGATTATGCTTACAGATACTCTTGGAATTCAAATGAGATATCCTACTATTGAGGATATGAAAAAGCTCACAAAGACTAAGGACGATTTAACCCTAGTCGCAAATTGTATTGATTTTGCTTTTGATGGTGATACGATACATGAAACAGAAAGCGAGAAAGATTCTATTGAATTTTTAGAATCTTTAAGTTCTAAACAATTTGAAAAAATTATGCAATTCTTTAACACTATGCCTAAACTGAAACATGAGATTTCGTATAAGTGTAAAGGTTGCGGGCAAGATGATAATGTTACCTTAGAAGGAATCGCTGATTTTTTTTGATATGCCTCTCTCACAATAGTCTCAAGAATTATTATACTACGAATTTCTCTCTGATGCAGTTTCACAAATATAGTCTTAGAGAAATCGAAGAAATGATTCCTTGGGAAAGAGATATTTACATCAAGTTATTGCTTGATCATCTCGAAAAAGAGAAGGAGGCTGCAGAGAAAAGATAACCATCATGGAAATTCCAAAAATCAAAACAGGATTTAAAGCATTAGGTGCAGCCGCAGCACTTGGTGGCGATCGCGAAATGTCCGCAGCTACAACTGCTTTGGTTGCAGGTATTGGCAAAAAAATTTTTGGTAGTCTCTTTAAGAAAAAAGAAGAAACATTAGAGAGAAAATTTGAAAAGGTATTGGACGAAAGAAGATCACTTTTTGAAAGAGTTTCTGAAAAAGACTCATCCGAATCATCCATTTTGGGAAAAACGAAACTCGTCATTAAGAAAATGAAAGACCATCTTTCTAAATTTTTAACTGCTGCATTAGCTGCGCTTAAAACAATATTTACTATCGTAAAAACTGCACTTATCAGTATTGCCAAAGCGATGCTATCTTTAGTAAAATGGATAGGCAAAAAAATATTGAAGGGTCTGTTAAAAAGCATAATGAAATTATGCAAGACTGGTGGATTTCGAAAGATGAAAACGAGAATAAAAGTTTTCGGAAGAACATTAAAAAGGTTTGTTAAAAAACCAGCGGCATTGTTAATTGGTGGAATAGCATTGGGTATGGCTGGATATTTTTCTGCAATATTTAAAAAAGAAAAAGAAGAAATAGATGAAATCGGAGGCGAGGAAGATACTCCAGTTATTTCAGAAACACCTTTAGAAAAGTCCCCCGAAGTATCAAAACCAGTGGAAGAAAAAAATCCTCCAGCAGAAAAAGCTAAAGGAACTCCTACTAAAACAGAAACTGCACAAGCACCTATTTCTGGTCAAGTTCGAACAGAATCTGGAGGCGGGCTAGTCACATCAGAAGGAGCTCCAGTTATGACTGGAGAACAAGAACAGAAGCCGTCTTCGACTTCTACACCAGCTCCCCCGAAAGCTGGAACTCCAACAAAAGAGCCTTCTAAAAAACCAGAAGAAAAAATTGCAGCTCCGATATCCGCAGGCGATGATAAGAGCACTATGGATATGATAAAAACACATGAAGGGGTAAGAACAAAGCCATATAAGGATAGTGTGGGATTGTGGACTATCGGTGTAGGTCACTTAA